AGAAAATATTGTTTATCGTACCCGCGACTGTCCTCAGATGAGTTCAGTGCAAAGTGTCGAAGCCCCCGCGGCTTCGAGTGATATGGCGTTCAGTACGCCCGAGCTGTCAGCAATCCCTGACTGGCTCGCAATGAGGGGTCGGACACGTACGTGTCCTGAGGGTGCCAACAGTAGTTGTTGGTGTCCGGGCTGCCGCGACTTGGTCGTGCAGCAGTTTACCAGTGCCTGGGTCGTTTTGATCAGCGACTTTGGCGCACCACCATCTGTGCAAAGAGGTTGCGAAAATTCCATTCGCGACTTTGTATCTGCCGATGATGAGCTGACGTACTGGGCTCGAGCGAAGAATATCGTGTGCTTTTTTAAGGCGCGATATCTCAAGAACTCTTGCCCTGATGTCAAGGGGTATGTTTTTGGAGGGGCGTGGAAACGCTGGGTTGATAGCCGGATGGCCTTCAATCGCCGAAATACTAGCCTCTGGGCGTCCACGTTCAAATTGAAGAATGCGGCGGCACGGCTGTCTGAAAGGGCGGCCGTTGCCACCATGCATAAGCATTCTAAGAGCGTCAGCCGGACTTTTGAGGGAGATGACCGACTCATTGAGGAATCGATTCGCACAATCATGCCACTCTTGGAGAGAGCGGCAAAGAGCATTGCGGACGACTTCTACTCTGGTGTTTGGGAGTCCCCAGTAGCCGCATCTAATAGTGCGTGCTATGAGTCGGCGCGATCCGACTTCGGACAAGTAGGTCATTTCATGAGACGGGTATTCGGCGAGGAGTCGCCGCTTGTCTGCCCGGGGTTGGGCTTCTGTGGGTTTGGTCCCCAGATCATGATTGGGCTTGCGCCGGGGTCGGTGCCTAAAGTGCATCAGAAGGTGTGGGGCTGTATGGAAACTTCAGCCTACGATTTTGATGCCTATCAGCGCCGATTGGATTATGTTGAGAAGGAAGAGCTGCCGTGTGTTAAAAGCATGCGGTTCTACGAGGAAATCACCGTGGACGGTGTTCGCTACAATAACTCGTGGTTTGAGACTTACTACTTTCCTTCAAGTGAACGCTTTTGGACAAATGAGATCCAGATTGATGCCTTGCGAGCTTGTTCTCGTGAGGAGGCCTTGGCCAAGGTGGCCGCGGTGCTCGAACCGTTTAAAGTTCGCATCATCACAAAGGGCGAGGCAGCCTTACAGTACGTTTCAACGGCTTTTCAAAAGTCGGCGTTTGAGTTTAACAAAACTGTTCCATGCTTTCGTCTTGTGGGGGTTGCGCCATCTACGCAGCACCTCATGGATTTGTGGCACAATGCCAAGGGGGTAGTTGAAAATCCGATGTGGGCGTCCTCAGACTTCTCCGGTGCCAGCGATGGTACTGCGGGTCGTCTGCGGGACGCTCTGTTAGAGTGTCTTACAATGCATCTGCCCCTTCATGTCCGTTCCCTTCTGGGGGCTTGCAATGGTGATCATGTTGTAAGCTATCCCGGCAAGCTTCTCTATCCAAGTATGGAGGAGCTTGGCACGATTGACCCGGTGATTCAGACGCTGGGGACTCTCATGGGGGAGAAGACCTCATTCATCATCTTGTGTTACGAAGTGCTGGTCGCGCATGTGTCTAACCGTCGCCGCTGTGGGGATAAGCGGCCTTTGGACGAAATCCTGAAAGGGGTTTTGATCAACGGGGACGACCGGCTTGCGATTAGTAACCGTGAGACGGAGGATGAGTTTTGGTCCTTTTGTGAACGTGTTTTTGGGTTTAAAGAATCAGTGGGAAAATCCTATCTCCACCAAAAATACGCGAATATTAACAGCCAGTCGTATATCTATGACTTGGGTAAAGATTCGACGCCTTGGAAGGTCCCTGTGCGTTGTTCCGGTCTGGAGAATGGGCAGAAGAAGCTTGATGAAGCATTCGACCCAACCTGTGTGATTACGCAGATCCTAGATGGCTGTATTGATTCCAGGATGGAATGGTGTGTCCTTCAGCGGTTTATGAAACGCTTTAAGACTAATTTGAATCGGATTTGTGCCGGTCGCAACCTGTTCATACATCAATCCTTGGGGGGGCTTGGCAACAGGCTTCCTCTAAATCACCCCCACCGTCCTTGCCGAGAGGGCTGTAACCATCGTTTTGGATGCAGTTGGAAAGTGGAGGTTACGGAAGAACAGCAATTTGTTGCTGGTGCTTTGCTGAACGAACCGGGCTCACAGCTGGATGGACTTGGACCTAGTCTGCCGGTTGAGGATGAGTTGCCGCAAGTTCTTGAGACACCTTGGGATGTCTATGGCAAGGCTACGTACTGGAATCAGGAGGAGTTCGAGCTAAAGGAGATGGCTCACTATCATAAAACCGTGATAGATAAACTCCAACGGGGCGACACGTCTACCAATAACTCTGAACCTACAAAGTTCGGGGGGTGGATGAGCAAGTTGCCCTGCAAGTCCGATCTTTTGGTGGGTCGGCGGCGCATTCGGAAGAGTGCGGCCTTGGTTCGACAGCGACGGCTCGTCGTCCAGCGCCGCTATTGGGTTTGCCCAGTATGCGCCAATCGTAACCTAGAGGACGATCCGGCCTGTCGTGTCTGTCTCGTGGCGTTTCAAGCGCAGCATGAGATGGCGACAGGTTTTGTTGCCCGGACGCAATTTAGATACTTTGACGAAGAACAAGTAGTCATGGAATCGGTTGTGCATCCGCGGAATAACGTTGGACTCGGCCACTTGCGGATTCGCAGGATGGGTTACGATGTCTCACTGGCAGACGAGTTTGACCTCGCACTCTACGATCATGCAATTGAGTGCGCACGTGTTGAGCTACCTGGTATGCCGGTTGTTCGCTGCAAAGGGAGGGCAGTGGACCTGTTTGGAGACAATCCTCTTTGGGTCCCTTTGCGGGCCGCCACTTTAGTGTGGTAGGTGACAGCCGGAGAGCGGGTAACGACCCATCTGGCTGTACCGTCCGAAATGACGCTAAACTAAAGGAGCCGACCAGTGTCTGGATCGCATAGGTGTTCACAATGGTGGGACGCGCGTACCCAGCTGGCAACGGCTGTTGGCATCCATGCCGGAAATGGAGCTTTGAATCGTGTCACGGAGCTTAAACGTATCAAGCAGGGGGTCTCACGACTTATCTTCCAAAACGCTTACCGGGGCACCCGGACTTCGAACCAAGGAGGTTCAGGAATTGCGTACTAAGTGATCATGCTTCCACTGATGGGCCCTTCGTAGGGTTGGTCTTTGGTCGAACGGGTCACGGAATGTCTACAGACTGCACGGAAGAGCGGGTAGGAATTCTCGTAAGAGGCGGTTCTACGGAACGTGGTTGAGAAATCAACTTCCTAGGATACACTGGGCTTGTGCTCCTGTATCGTGAGATGAACAGTCGCGGCTTTCAGACGCCGGCGACCCCGACAAGTTCTGATAACTCGTGGGGTGATCGATGAAACAAACGAAAGCCACCAAGAGGGCCGCCGCGCAGGTTGCGCAGATGGCCGCCCTCACAAATCAAGTCCGTCAGTTGACGGCTCTGGCTTCGGCCGGAAATGCCAAGCCCTCAAAGGTGGCCAAGCGTAACCGTAAAGGTCGAACGCAGGCTCAGTCTTTGCGGGGCGCCCCCCTCGGACGGAAGGAGGTGGGAAATGCGAAGTTGATTCGTCAGCCTCGCATTGGCATGGCGGACCTCATTGCCCATCAGGTCAGTTGGGTCTGTGGGAAGGTTCTCATTGGAAATGGGACCCTTGGGGCGAACGATGGCGTGTACTTTCTTGACGCCACGGCGACGTACATCATTCCTGGGTTGGTTCCGATCCTGGGTGCGGATCAGTATCTGGGCGCTTCGTATGTCAAGGCGCTAGATCAGCTATATCGTCGGAAGACGCTCCGCAAGGTCAGTGTGTGTTTTCAGGCGATTCAGTCGTCGACGACGAACAACATGACTTTGACGGTTGCGCCCGTGCGCGGGCCCCCGTCCGTGAGTGAGACCGCTCAAGGCGTCTCGAACACCACTGCTGCGCTCGATCAAGGCGTAGTAATGAGCATGACAGGTTCGAAGACCTGCGACTCTTTTGAGAATTTGGAGATTGACCTGACCCCGTACATTGCTGGAGGGTCGGCCGCCGCTCAAAATGAGTTTGCCGTGGGAAACGCAGGAGTCGGATCTCCCGTCACCACGGCGGTGCCCTTGCTTGGTGTGTCGCCTTGCGCTTTTGCTGTCAGTGGAAACTCGACAGTGACGGCGTTGCGGAACACGCGGACCCACATTGTGATCGTCAGCACGATCGTCGACTATCTGGACTTCATTGGAGGTCAGACTGTCGTCGGTCCTGAGGACTGATCGCAGGTCCCTTCCAGCCGTGGGGGTAATCTGGCTGGTTTTACGCGCGACTTCGGTGCAAATCTCGGTAAACGAGTAGTACGCTGGATGCGCCTACCAAAAGTAACACGACTCTCCTTCGGGGGAGCGCCATTGGTAGCGACGCCTAGTGCGCGCGAGGGCCCATGAGACGGGGTCAATTATATTCAAACGTCCAATGCATCTCTCACATAAATTGAGGGGGTTCACAAACCATAAGAGTCCTTCAGGAGCTATTCTCTGAG